TATTTATTCGCGGCCACAACTTACTTCTTAAATTAGTTAATGTACTTAAATTATTAGCATCTAAAAAGGTTTTAAGAGTGCTTACTACTGTGCTTAAACGCAAATTAGGATCTTTGATGCTATCGTAACTATGATCTATAATATCATCGTACACATCAAATCCAATATCTCTTAGTAGTCGAACAGTACCCGGTACTGCCCAAAATATAGGTACTTGTCTATACAGAAATGCCTTTAACGATTTTTCAGTTATAAACACTTCGTGCCAACTATCATCATCTGTTTGGTTGCTTGTCTCTGTTACTAAATTAATAAAACATGCAAACCAGTTTGTATCATTGTGACTGTGCTGGTCGCTCATGTTATCTGTTTCGCCATCTAACAATATAGGCAAAGTATACGGATGCATAATATTGTGTAGATTTTGTTTTGTGTTTAAATAAGGATCGGGTTGCGACCCGCAACTTAAAAGAAATGTACTATGATCGAATGTGTCTAGTAACTTTTTCGCTAACTTACAACGCCCTTCACTTGCTCTGCGATTGAGCGAAATAAAGTTCTTTGTTATAACTAAGTTTTTCCAATCAACATCTAAGTTTTGATTGTAGCTCACAAAACCACAATGGGCTGAAAAATAATCTACATACGTATCGTATTTGTATGGTAAGTTTCCATGAATATCCGAATTAAACAAAACACGAACATCATAATCTTTTAATGTTGCAATTACTTCTTTTAAATCACTTGGTCCAATCCCTTCATTGCAACAATTTACTATTATTCTATCACCGGTGACTAGGGATATGCTTTCCTCGCGTTTTTGCTGTTCGAAAACATTAGCAAAACGATTATTAAAAAAGTCATTGCGATCGTTAACCCACGCCTCGTAGATTAGAACTTTGTTTATAGTTTTAAACCATGAAGTTTTTAACATTACAACGTAATATCTTCCATACCCGCTGTACGTAATTTAACAATATGACCCAATTGCCACTGTTTTGTATCTAGCCCTTTCATAATACCCAACCACTGATTACGAAGTAACGCAACTTCGTTAATTAGTATTTCGAAATCTACTACTTCGTTTTCGCCATCGACATACTTTTCTACATCACGACTAGATAAACTTCTTTGATAGTTTTCTAAATAACTTTTGAAGTGTTTTCTTCGAATACGCCTTAGTTCGATGTTAAGGTATTCCAACACTGCTTCAATTTCTTGTAGCTGATGAAATCTATGTTCGGTAACTCCCGGTAGTTCTTTTATATTTGTTTCAACATGGCCACGAACTCCTACATCTTCTTTGGCTTTTTGCAATTCTGCTTGATAAAACCCAATAAAATTAGGCAATTCATTTAGGCTGTTTGTTACCTTATTATACCACATTCCGAATTACTAGGTTAAATTACTTATTCGTTCCAGTCGTACTCATCTTCGTACTCGTCGCTTTCTTCATCAACTTCGACTTCGTCGGTATAATCTTGTAGTACACGCTTAACTTCGTCGTTGGTAGTTGCTGATGCGATATCCTCGGCATCAAATCCATGTTCAAGCAATAGTTGCACACTATCCTCGATAGCATCAGTGCTGTGATTTGGAATATGTTCCAACATTATATCTACAATTTCTAAATGTAAATCAAGACTCATTCATTTCCTCCATAACTTCGTTTTCGATAACGTCGTTATTTATATCTTCGATAACTTCGTTGTTATCGTCAACAACCGGTTCAATATACTTTAGCATATCTTCCATTACAATATCAAGACAGCCATCGGTATTTTTCTCCCATGCTTTACGGAATTGAAGGATTTCTTCGCCTGTTTCTTTAACAATGTACTTTAAACGATTACCTTGCTTAGTAAGTAGACCTTGCTTTTCTGCTAAGTCTGTTAGCCCCGAATACGGATTCATACCAGTTTCGTACGGAATTTTAACTTGCACTGCTTCGAATGGTTTAGCATAACGTGTTTTCATTACTTTACACGCGGCTCTGATACCTTTTACTTCTGTAGTTTTGTTACCATCATCATCTTCTTTAAGTTTTAACTTACGCATAGCAACTACAATCGATGATGCATAGATAAATCCCTGACCGCCCGAAATCTTGTCATCTGGGTCAAACATGTCCTGTGACGCATAAGTGTGGTTAGTAGCAACAATACCCACATTGTAAGCACCAATCATATTAACTGTATTACGAACAAGTGCAGTTAATGCTTTTGGTTTACGTCCTAAATCGCCTTTTAAATCACCTTTATCGAATTGTTGTACATCAGTTGGCGTTAATAACATACCAAGCGAATCAATTACAAAAAGAACTTTCGGTCTATCTTCCTCGGCTATTGCTTTGTAATCTGCCATAAACGAACTAATTGTTTTAGCAACATCGTCAATCATACACATACTAAGTTTTAATAACTTACTAGGATCTGTGTCTACATCGAGTGCTTTTAGCCATTGTTCATCTAGTGCATTTTCCGAGTCAATTAATACAACAAAAATATCCTGCTGTTGTGCCGCTTTAACAATATTAGCACTAGCAAAATACGATTTACCTGCGCCGGATTCGCCAGCAAATACTGTTACCTTACCCAACGGCACACCTTTATTAAAATCGCCACTAATTAAATAGTTAAGTGCATAGTTTCCTGTACTAACCCAATCAGTTGGGTCATTAAAACCGATACTAAGTCCGTCAATGGACTTGGTAATATTTTTTCTAAATTTACTTACGTCAAATGGTTTTGCCATTGTATTACTCCTGTGTTTTTAGTTAGTTATTATTACTAGTGATCTTGGACAAAAAAGTAAAGAACACTACAAAATGTAACAACACTAGTTAAAACAAAAATTTCAAATATTCCAAACATTACATATCTCCTCTAATACGTAACGAAGACTTTGCGCAGATACGAAGGTCGGGTATCAACGCAAAGTGAACGTCAGAACAAAAATTAACCTGCTTGTCTTGCTCTTATTTGTGCAAGAATATCTTCTGCTTTTGATCCAGATGATGATGGAGCTTCTTCGGTTTTAACTTCAGTAGCGCCTGCTGGTGTTTGAAATGGGTCAACGCCAACATTAGATACATCTGCAACCGGCGTTACATCTGCACTAGGTGCAGTAGTTGCTGGTGTAGTTGCTGGTGTAGTTGCTGGTGCTTCTACTCCCCATGGACGATAATAATTAGCCCATTTATCGGCATCGTACTGCTGTCCATCTACTGATGCTTCAAACATTTCTTTAATAACTTTAAGTTCTACTTCGTTTGGTTTCGGTGGTAAAAATGAAGTTAGGTCATTTAATCCAAAACTATCAATTGCAGTACGCTCTTCTTCTGTTAAAGCACTTTCTTTACGTGCCCAACTTGATGTAGAATAATCTGCATAACCACCTTTGCTAGTTTTAGTAATACGAAAATCTAAACCATTATTGTAATCTGTTGGTAAATCTTCCATTTCTGGATCCATTAGACTAGCCTTAATAATTGTAAAAATTTGTGGACTGATCATAAATTTACGAATCGGATTCTCCGGTGCATTCTCTTCATTCATTGGATCTTGGTGTACTAAACCTTGGAATACGTATGTACGTTTTTTCCAATACTTACGTCCCATATCTTCTAAACTCTTATCCTTAAACCAAGGACGAACTTCTTGAAGAATTGGACATACTTCGTTCTCACCGTACATTTCCATACATGGTACTTGTACCGAAACCTCTTTAGAATCTCCGCCTTTAATACCTGGGAATGTCAAACGAATCATAGCACGTTCCACCCAAAAGAATGGATTGTCTTGATTTGCATCCGGTAGGAAACGAACAATTGCTTGTTGTCCTTCGTCTATTTTCCAATGTGGATAAGTTAACCCGCCTGTTTGGCTAGTTTGTTGTGTTTTGTTTTCTTGTGCCGCGAATCGAGCACGAATATCTGCTAATGAAGCCATGTTGTATCTCCCTATGTTATACCTGTGTTATACCTATATTATACCTAAATCGATACTACCTTCGCGGTATGTATCGAATGTTGCTAACTTTGTAGCAACTTTATTTATAATATTCCAAATGTTTTTATAAAAAACATGTCGTAATTATAAAGATATTTGTCTAAGGGAATTTTTTTAATTAACCTAAATCATCAGTTAGGTTGAAAATTACGTAAACAACTTACGCAATTAATGCATCGATGTTGAGATCTTTAATATCGTATGCACCAACGTCATGCAATATATTTTCCATTCCGGTATATTGCTTTCCTGCTTGTGCTAACCAACTAATAATATCAATACGTGCATCTGCAGTAGGATCAGTAGCCGCTGTTTCGCCAAGCGCATCAAAGAAATCATCGTCACCTATAATGTCATAAAGAACTTCAGTTGCATTTGTTGCATCAACGCCAACAGGAAGTTTTTGTTTAAGGATTTCTTTTAGTTTCTGTATTGCTTCGGGAGAATCTGGGATTGCCCAAGTACCTTCTGTAATATTGTACGCCCAACTTTCAAACATTGCTATCTCTTTCATAATATTCTTACTCTCCGTGGTTATTGTCGATTTTTGTACGCGATGTTCGTTTACTAAATTAGCAATCACATGCAACACATTAGTAATACGACTATCGTTATTATCTTCTGGAATTAGATGCTCGCTAATCTTTTCAATTAGTTGATCACTTTTTTCTATAGTTGCAGGAGTCCATGATTCTGTATACTTCTTGTACCCACGCACACCGCTAATTTGTTTAATATCTTCCTTGAACTTCTTTTTGTAGTGCTTACATACTTCGACTATTTTGTTGTTAACACTACTCTCCTTGATATTTCTTACACGTAAAAACTTTGTTATAGCATTAACATTGCTTACAGTTTCTGCAATGTGGCATCCAAATATATCATATGGTGTGCCGCCTTCGGCAACATGTCGGGCCATTGCTCTTGCACCTGCTATATTATTAAATGGTACTTTAAAACGTTCGCCTGCTTTATTCTCGATAAAAATACTATCAATATTTCTAAAACGTTGATCGCCTTCGCCTATACGTTTACTATGACGTATAATAAGTTTAGTTTTATCCTTGTTTTTGTTGTAACTAGATTTAGATGTTCCACTCCATCCTTCAAATAACCCTTCGTTGATTGCGGCTAGTCCGCGCATTGTATGTTTGAGTTTATTAATATTTTTAAGTGTAAAACTTAACATATTTCGTTTAGCAAACATGCGCAACTGGTACAATAAATCGTACCACAAATTCTTAGCATCTCTTTTTAACCCTTTTCCAATATTATCTCCGAAATATATTTCAAAATTATTTTTTGTTCCAAGTAATACAACTACTGTTCCGTAGTCATTTCCTTGCGGTGTAAAATCAAAACTAAAGATAGATGCATCATTTATATCGGTAACTGATTTACCAGTGTTGTTAAGTGTATCGACATCAAAATCTTTGCTTAAAAGGATATCGTATAGTTCTTTCTGCGGGTTTTGCATGACGTAAATTCTATTAATGTTGTGTGTAACTTAATGTTTCATATATTTATCGAAAATATATAATACCGAGCACATAATTCTTTAAAATAAATAAAAGTTTAACAACACAAATTAAAATATGGATATTTTGGAATTAGCAAAAATAATACCATCGGCTGAGCCAGATAATTTTTGCATTGCACCATTTGTTAATACACGCCAAAACGAAGAGGGGTCTACTTCGCCATGCCCGTTTGGTGCCGGCGGATGGAGATATACCGATCTATCAAAAGTAGACAGATGGAATGCACCCGAACTTAATAAATTGCGATTATCATTTATAAATGGCGATTTTCCAGACGAGTGCCATAGATGTAGAGACGAAGAAAAAGGCAACAAGAAAAGTCTTAGACAATTAATGCCCACATATTTTCCCAACATCAACAGTATATACAACGAGTATATAAAAAGCGGAAAATGGGTTAACGGACCTATAGCAGTAACAACCAAAACAAGCAACATTTGTAACTTAGCATGTCGAAGTTGCTCTGGGTGGGATACAAGTTTACTGCGCACCGAAGGCGAACATTATGCAGAAAAATATAACTTAGGACCTGAAGACGAAGAATCAAATTACGCAGGAATGAACGGAATCCGACGCTTTATTCCAAGACGCGAAAAAGCACACATGGAGTACAGTGGGTTTAACAAAATAAGTAAAAATATACAAAAGTTAGAATTTTTCGGAGGTGAGCCATTTTTAAATAAAACACACATTGACTTACTCGAATACTTAGTCAAAACAGGACAAAGTAAAAATTGTACTTTATTTTACAGCACTAATTGTATGCAATATCCGTTGCAAAGACTACATAAAGCCTGGGGAAGTTTCAAACGCATCGAACTAGGGTTAAGTGTTGACGGATTAGGAGATAAATTCGAATACTTAAGATGGCCCGGCAAATGGGATAAAGTGCGCAATAACATTGATCAAATACTCAACTTACCAAACAAATACCCCGACACCGAGTGGTTCTTTCAAGGGGCTACTTGCTTTGACTTATTTACAGTATTTAACATAAGCGAAACATACAACTGGCTCCATGATAGAATTGGCCACGTTTATGTTAATACCGTTAATGCTCCCGATGTTTTAAATGTTGTTCACGCTCCGACCCATTTAAAAGAAGAAGTTGTAAAGTTTCACAACGGAAAACACACAGATATAACAGACTATATGTTTATCAACAAGGGCAGTAGTGTTACTTTTAAACAATTCTGTATTCATGCTAAACGCCAGGATATTTACAGGAATCAAGATTTTGCTACAACATTCCCGAGATTATACGAAGCTATTAAAGACGAATACGACTACTACACTAGAGACTTATCGGAAGATAATTTCTACTCAAACGATATATATTCTCCAACCGGCATATATTTAGAAAATAATTAAAATAAGATGAAGGGCATCGGTTCTACTACCGAATCGTTGTAGTCTTGTATTTGCGAACTTAATTGCGGGTGATAGTTTTGTAGTGTTTGTAACATACGTACAATCAACACAGTCGACATTACTAAATCGTCTGTCATCCCGGGCTTAGCCGCATAACTACTTCCACGTGCCACAAATCCTTTAAGTTCTGTAACAAGTGGTTTACTATTAATTGTAATTTTACCTGTTTCAATTAATGTTTTTAACTTAGCACATGCACTTAATTTTGTCTTATGCGTTGTTGTAAACCCTTTTCTGTATCGTCTACCCGATCCTGCTTTTTTAGTTTCGCTTAACATCATTCCAGGAATTTGCTCTTCGCCGAACTCTGCTAAACTAAGCAAGGCCGCTTCGCCTAGTGTGTTGTTTTCCAATGTAAAGTATATATTTTGCGGATCGTCTATCTCGTCATTTATGTACCTTGCTATTTCGTTAACGATTCTTATTTGCTGTGGAATAGGAGTTTTATTGTGCCTCCATTCTGCAACTTGTATTAGTGTATCCGCTTCGAATACTTGTATAGCGGAAGGGTCGCCGCCTGTTCCTAAACTTGGATCTAATGCTATAGCATACATATGTCCTTTATCGGGCTTTTTGTACCATCTAACTTGCCCATGCTTAAACAGCGGCTCATTACCTTCTAAATCGAATAATTTAGAAGCATTAATTAATGTCTCGTCGTTGATGATAAATTCACACAAATGTTCTCGTCTAAATCTTTCGTCGCCGATACGACCACGTTCGTCGTCTGCCCACTTCTCATCTCGTTCGGGGTGATCACTCCATATACTTAAAAACGCATGGAAGCCATTTACACCTAATTCTGTTTCGTTACCGTACTCGTCTTCGCATTTGTTGGCGCCTTTCCATATAAGTGCAAACTCATCTTCATCGGAGTTAGGTGTACTTGTAATAATAGCGCGGCCGCCTGTTGCTAATGTAGGCGAGATCGAGGTCCAGAATTCTGACGCAATACTTGGTCTAACATACGCAAACTCATCACAGTACAATAGCGAAATAGACATACCACGTCCAGTTGTTTCTGTTGTAGTTTGTGCTACTATTCGCGAACCATTATCGAATTCCAAACTTCCTTTATTATACGACGTAACACCTGCACGTATATGATCCGGGCACGATTCGTATGCATAACGAATGCGTTGCATAATTTCCTGAGCACCAGTAAATTTATGTGCCGCAACTAGTATCGTTGAGTCTGGGACAAACATAGCGTACCATAACAAGTACCCTGCCGCAGTTGTTGTCTTTCCTGTTTGCCTAGACAACATATTAATACTAAATCTGTAATTGTGGTACGAATCTATTAATGTATCTTGATACGGAAAAGGTTTGTACTGTATCTTTCCACGTGTTGGGTGTTGGATATAAAAGAAGTTCTTCATAAAAAACTGCGGGCCTGTGTCGCGGTCAGCAGTCAACGCAAACTCTTTTAATTGATCGTCTGTGAAAGATGTTCCTACGTGCGGTTTTTTAACTAATGCACTATCGTCTGCTTGAAAACTCATGCTAGTATTTAGCTATACTGTTGCGATAATCTGCACTTTTTGAGCAACAGTAGCGTTTGTTGCCCAATGGCAGTAAGCGCCAGTAACTACTACGGTCCTAATGTAGTAATATCTTTAGACGGGGTATGCCATTAATGTACCAGCATCATATGGTTCGCTGTACCATCCGTGGTAACTTAATAACTTTTCTAACTTTGGATTAGTTCCAAATGTATCTTGAAACACTTCGGGATTATATAAAGGCATATCGTCTATCTGACATTCTTCGCTTCCTTTAAACCAAATGCCGCCTTTCGTGCCATCCCATTCTTCTGTAGAAACTGCTCTACACCCAGGAAACTTGTTGTTAAGTAAATCAATCATGTTATCTTCTGATGTAGATCCCTTTGCTTCAGTTACGTTAACTGTAAATTCTTCTAATCGCATATTATTTTAACTGTTTTTAACTGTGCCGACATCCTCGGACATTTCTTTGTCTAGTGCGTCTTTATCGTTTGGTGCTTTTGGCTTGCCCTTTTCCTTTTCAAAATCTTCTGGACTTTCTTTTTTTTCATCGCAGTGTCCGCCAATGCATTTGCCATCTGCTTTACGAATAATCTTAATACCTTCTTCGACATCGTCTTCATTAAGTTCTTCATCTGCTTCTGCCATTGCTTCGTCTGCTAATGCACTTGCTAATTCAGTATCAAAACCTAATTCAGCATCTGTTGCTTCTGTGTCTTGTGAATTACCAATCTTAACAGCCCACTTACCGACGTTTTCAATTTCCCAATCGCCTTCGTCGCTATCTTCTGGGGCAGTAACTTTAAACTCATCGTACTCTTTAAGTAAACGCGCAGTTAATTCTTCTTCTGACTCTGTTACTGCCATTGGATTATCGCCATCTTCTGCTTTAGCGTATGATTTCTTCTGACGATTTAAACCGCCACTAATCTTATTAACAAGTGTATCGGTATCTGCGTACTTCTCATCCGGTGCGTTTGCTAACTCTGCTTCTTCTTCAACTGCTTCAATATCGTCTAGTGAAATGATTTTAATCATATTCGCCATATCGTCAATATCATTTGATGCACTACATGGCGTTTCTTCTGCAGGAGCCTCAACTTCTGATTCTTGTGAACCAATACCTGCCATTTTAAGCATAGCCATTAATTCTAACGCATCTTCGCCTTGTGCCGATACATTAATTGTATCCTGTACATTAGGGTCGCTATCAGAGGTAGTATTAACAACAATGCCTTCCTCTAATTGTTCTTTTAATTTGTTTTCTAATTCAGACATTTTTCTATCCTCTGTTGTTTGTTGCGATTCTTCAATAACATTCATAACGTAATCAGCAATGTTATACATTTCCTCTTCCGACAATCCTTGCTGAGATAGTAAATCAATAACTTGTTCGTATGTTGTTGCGTTATTACGCTTTGCTAACTCTACGTACTGACTATAAGAATCTTCATTGATTGTTTCTTCAACTGGTTGTTCTGGTTCAGGCTTTTTCAT